CGACTGGGTGACGAAAGACGGCGTGCGTGTGGCGGAGTACTGGTGGATCGATCTGCAGCCGAAGATTCTCTGCCTGCTCGATGACGGAACGACCAAACTGAAAGAGGAAGTGATCGACGATCTGACCAAGGCCCGCGTCGTACAGGAGCGCGAGACCATCATTCGCAAAGTCCACTGCGTCAAGCACGATGCCCTGACCATCATCAAGAAATACGACTGGCTGGGGAGATACCTTCCCTTCCCCGAAGTGAACGGCGTGCGGCTGAACGTGAACGGGAAAATCTACCGCTCCGGCATGGTGCGGGATTACCGGGATGCGCAGCGTATCTACGATTTCATGGTGACCCGACAGGTTGAGCAAGTGGATTTAGTAAGTAAAGACCCGCTCTGGGTGCCGGTGGAAAACGCGCAATTCGGCGAAGACTATCGCCAGATGAACCGCAAGAACTTCTCCCACCTATTTTACAAGTCTTACGACGAACAAGGCCGCCAATTGAACCGTCCAGAGCGCGCCGGACGCGAAGCCCCTATTCAGGCGATGGCCGAAGTCATCAAGCAAGCCGACTACGACATGAAAGCCGTGATCGGCATCTACGGGCCATCACTGGGGGAGGAATCCGGCAACGGGCAGGAATCTGGCTTCGCCATTTTGAACCGGCAAGAGCAGTCGGAGACTGGATCGGTCGCGTGGCACGACAACCTCAACCGCACCATCGTATGGCAAAGCATTATCCTGCTCGATCTGTGGCCGAAGCTCATCAATTCGGCGCGCGTGCAGCGCATCATCAATCCCGATGACAGCGTGAGACACGCTGCGATCTTCAACTCACAGAACGGCACCGATCCGGCTGAAGCCGAGAAGTTGCTCGATGCTGCGAATGGCATGAAGCGGGCCTATGACGTGGGAGCTGGGGACTATGACGTTGTCGCCTCGGCTGGTCCGATGTATAAGACCGCGCGAAAAGAAGCCTTCAAGGCAATGACCTTTGTGATCGGGCAGAACCCGCAAGTTATGTTGCCGCTCTTTGGTGACATCTGGATGAAAAATGCGGACTTCCCGGATGCTGATGTGGCCGCCGACCGCTTCAAGAAGATGCTCCCGCCGAATCTGCAGGACTCGGACGCCGAAGATATGCAATCGAAGTACGTCCAACTCCAGGCGCAGCTCCAGCAGATCACCGACCAGCACAACATCATGCTCCAGGAACTGAGCCGGGCCGACGACACCATCCGCACCAAGCGGCTGGACCTCGAAAGCCGGGAGCGCGTGGCCCTGATGAACAACTGGACCACGATCATGGTGCAGCGGCTGAAGTCTCACGATGCCGCCGCACAGGCGCAAATGGATGCGCAGCTTGAGGCCATCACCGGGCGCCTGCAGATGCTTCACGAAAACATGAGCATCGCGGACGATGCCGGAGCGCCGCCGGATACGCCGGAATTGTCGCCACAGGTTGAGCCGAAAGTGCAGCCGATCACGCCAGCAGCGCCGACGCCGCGCCCGCAGCCGATTCAGTAAGTCACATTCAGTAAATCCGATTCAGTAAATCGATCCACACACCCTACAAACACAGGAGGAAGTGATGCCCACAGGAATTGTTATGCAGTCCAGTTCGTTCGGAGCGACACCGGAGGCCATCGAGAAAGTTCTGGCCGAAAACGGCTACGAAGTAAGCAGGCCGGAAGCGGAAGCGCCAGCCGAGCCGAAGCGCGAGGATTTTGATTCACAGGAAAAGTACGCCAAGGCCCACGACGAATTCAAGGCCCAGCAAACGCCGACGGATGAGACGAAACCGGAAATAACTGAACCGAAACGCGAAGATTTCGAGACGGATGAGGCATTCGCCGAGGCGCAGGAGGAATTCGAGCAAGTACAAGAAGAACTCGACGAGAAAGCCGCACAGGAAGCGGAACGAAAACGCCTCCAAGCCCTGCCCAAAAAGACCCGCCGCCAGAAAGCCGTCGAGAAAGCCACCCGGGAACTAAAAGACGAGCTGCGCCGCACCCAGGACCGTCTCGCAGCTCTTGAAAAAGGCACCGAAGCGAAACCCGGTGCCATTAAAGCGGAAGAGAGACAGCCCGAACTCCCCAAAGCTCCCAAGCGCGAAGACTTCAAGTCGGACGCCGAATTCGACGACGCGCTCTTCGATCACCGCTATCAACTCCGCCGCGCCAAAGAGCAGCAAGAGGCCCAGCGCACCCAGCAGGAAGAGACGCGGAAGCGGGTCGAGGCGCAATTAAAAACGAATTTCGAGAACTACCAATCGCAAGTCGCTGCCTTCAAGGAAGAGCACGACGACTGGGACGAAGTTGTGACTTCAAATCTGCCCATCCACGAGAGCGTGTATCTGGCGGTCCAGGAGCAGGAGAACGGAGCCCAAGTGACTTATTACCTTGGGAAACACCCTGACTACACGCGCCGCCTCGCGGAGATGAGCCCGTTGTCCGCCGTCATGGAAATCGGCCGGCTCGCTGAAAAGCTGATGCCGGCCGCGCCCGAACTAGGCGCCGACGGCAGACCCCCAAAGAAACCCGCGCCGAAAGCGATCCCGGAGCCGGTTCGCCCGGTTTCTACGTCGGCCACATCTTCTACGCTCACCTCGCGCGAAGCCGCCAAGAGCCGCGACTATAAGGCTTTCAAAGCCGCACAGCGCAAAGGGGCGTAGCCACACAGGAGACTCACCTTGGCCAATGTAATTCTTACCAACCAGGAGATCAGTTTCAAGAACCTCATGGTGCTTGAGAACTCGATCTCATTCACCAAAAAAGTCGTCAGACGCTACGACGACAAATTCGGCCGCGCGGGCGCGAAGATCGGCTACATTCTGAACATCCGCAAGCCGGCCCGTTCCGTCTCAACCGCAGGACAGGGCATCCAGCTTCAGGACTACATCGAACGCTCGGTGCCTCTGGTGCTCAATAAGCAGTACCAACAGGCCTGCGCCTTTACTTCCAGCGATCTTTCGCTCTCACTCGACGATTTCACCAATCGGGTGACGAAGCCAAAGATCGTCCAGCTCGCGAACGACATCGACTACGACGGCTTGCAGCAGTTCATCAACGTGCCCGCCGAAGTCGGAACGCCTGGAACGGTGCCCAGCACAGCGGACACGTATCTGAACGCGCTTCAAGTCCTCGCCGATGAAGCTTTCCCCGTCGATGACGAAGAAGGATTGTCGGTTCACATCTCACCGCGCATGCAGCGCAGCATTTTCCCGGCACTGCAAGGCTTGGTCGCAACCGGCTCCGGCACCGCGAGCTTCGCATTCTTGCGGAACTTAGCCAAGGGCGAAGGCGGAGAGGCGGACTTCTTCAAAGGTCTGGTCGCGAAAGGTTTGGGCTTCGACTGGTTCATGACTCAGAACGCCCCCACCTTTACCACGGGAACCCAGGGCGGAACCCCCGTGATCAGTGGCGCTGGCCAGAGCGGCAGCTCTATCCTCACGACTGGCTGGACGGCCTCGATCCAAGTATTAAACACAGGCGACATTGTCTACTTCGCCGGTGTGCACCGCATCAACCCGCTCACCCGGCAGTCAACGGGCGATTTGCGGCCGTTTGTGGTCACTGCACCCGTCACCTCGAACGGCTCGGGCGTCGCTACCATTCCGATTGCCTGCGTCGATGGCGACGGCATCACCTTGGCCGGTCCTTACCAGACGGTGGATGTTTCCCCAGCCAACGCCGCGGCAATCACCGTGAGCGGCGCGTCTGCGGTTCAGTCCTACAGAGGGATTGCGTTTCATCCGGAGGCCTTCTGTTTCGGTTGCGCGGATCTCGAAATGTACGAGAACCAGCACATCATGGAGATGGCGGCCGATAAAGAACTCGGGCTTGCCATCCGCATGTGGGCGATGCCGGACATCAATACCGACCGCTTGCTGATGCGGTTGGACGTGCTCGGCGGCTGGCTCACAATGTACCCTCAGGGCGCTGTCCGCATCGCAAGCTAAACCAGCGTGTGACCTAAAAATCACACGCTCCAAATTCCAAACAGAAAAGGAAAATATATCACCATGACCATCAGAAAAAAATTAGCATCGCTCTTTCTTCTTCTGGCGGGTTTGGCTGGACTGGCTTTTGCACAGCAGGGTCAAGTCGCGCTCACCTCAACCACACTTTCGTCCGCGATCGGCGCGAACGCAACGTCCTTCTGCCTGGCATCGACCACGGGCCTCGCGGGACCAATCCTGCCCGGAACTCCGGTCTCGGAGATCTACATTGACCGGGAAGCGATGGGCGTCTTCAGCGTGAATACCACAGCAAACTGCGTGAACGTGAACCGCGGCTATCTGGGAACCAGAGCGACCGCCCATTCGAGCGGACAGATGGTGCTGATTTCGAATGTCTACCAGACGACGCTCGCTCAGGGCGGCAATCCCGTAAACAACGGATTTGACGACCATTCCCCAAGTCTGGGATCGAGCTGCGCCCCCGGAACCACTTCGGCAGTCACCACACTTCCGCCCACCTATCCCTTGCTGAACGTGCTGACTGGGGAGCAGTTTTTGTGCTCGACCATCACCAATACCTGGGTGCCGGGGTTCAGTAATGCTTGGCTTCCGGTTGCGGGAGGACCGACTACAGCCGTTGCCTCGGCCGCAGGCGCAATCCTCCCGAGCGGACCCCTGTTTCACGTCACCGGCACTGCCGCCGTTACCGGGTTTACGATTCCGGTGGGCTGCGCTGCCACAGCGGTCGGCACCTGCAGCTTTACGATTATTCCGGATGGGGCCTTCACCTGGACCACCGCCGGGAATATCGCGCTGGCGGGAACGGCGGTGGTCAACAAGGCTCTCACCTTTCTCTGGGACGCCAAGAACAGCAAGTGGGTTCCGAACTATATTGCATAGCTCGGGATCGCCTAAGTTGCTTCACGCTTCGGGCGTTGAGCGTTATCAGCGCCCAAAAATTCTAGAAACTCACTCCCGCCGCGGAGAGAAAGCAGGACAAGTTCCATGTCTTATCAAGACGAGACTCAGCAGGAAAGAAACCAGGACCAGCAGGCGTATCAGGACAGAACGCAGAATCAGGTGTATCTGGACAGAAATCCGAACCAGAAGTATCAGGAAAGAACTTTGCAGCCGTATCAGGATCGACTCGTAATCGAGAAGAACGATTTGAATGAGAAACTGGCCAAACTGAAGGCCTTTATCTTCGGAGAAGGCCCGGACCGCGAACGCTTCCTCACCCTGGACGACGCGGAGAAAGAGCGGCTGCTCGATCAGTATGTATTCATGAAACAGTATGCCGAAGTTCTCGAAAAGCGCCTCGCGGGCATTGGGGGAAATAACCTCGACGGAACGACTCCGATCAAGGCCACTCCCTTCGATGCGCACGAGCAGGCCACGCGCGGCGTCCACATTGCGACCTCGGCCAATAGCCCGGACCCGGACCCGGCCAGCATTCAGGAGTTCCCAAAGGCGGTCGATCACATCGAAGGCTCCGAGAAGGGCCACAAGGAAGCGATCGTCGTGAACTCGGCGGAAGAAGAGAAGGCATACCAGGACGCCAAAGCGTCACCGGACCCGAGAGACCCAGTAGTTGTCGAATCGGCGGAAGAAGAGAAGGCACGCCTGGCCGCCAAAGCGGTAGAAGAGCAGGCATATCTCGACGCGAAGGCGAAGGCAGCTTCGGTCGCATCCGCACCCACGAACACATCCACACCCGGCACGCCGGCGCCAGGCTGGGTCGTTAATCCGGCCCCAAGCAAATAGTCAGAACGGGAAATCCGCGGGCAAATCCGGGAATGGCTCCGGCTTTTCATCTGTGCAGCAGAAGCCCAGACACCTCTTTCCGTCCGGCAGCAGCATAGTGAATTTGCACAGAGCGCCCGGATTTGAGCGGATGACCTTCACGCACGCATCGCAGTAGCCGTCAATCGGTGAACTTTCCACACCACCAGAATACTCTGAGGAGAAAAACACATGGCAACAGAAAACTACAACCTCGAAGACCCCGCCGCACAGGAAGCCATCCGCCGCGGGCATCACGAGTACCTTCCGACCGCAGGCAAGCACGGCCGCTACCAGCGCTCTACGTGGATTCGCGGACCGCACAATGATTTCCCCAAGATGATGGGCAAATGGCCGCGCCCCAGCTTTGCCGAATTCAAGGGCAAGCCCGACGCGCAGCAGCTCTTTGACGGGGCGCTGAAAGACTGGGATACCGCCATGACAGCTTCCATTGTGAAATCGAAGGCGGAAGAGGCGGACTGGCTGAAGCAGAACGGCTAAGGGTTTCGACAATGCTTAAGCTGGTGTACACGCCCGCGAAGAAGATTCCCTTTCTCTGCCGGATCGGGATGCACCTTTTCGTCCCCTGCGGAAATGAAAAGGTGACCGCCCCTCCGCGCGGCCCCTTCGATCCGCGAAGCGCGAAGGATCGTACCCGTAATCCAGAGATGGAAATCTGCTGCAGTTGCGGCAAGAAGCGGGAGCGGGAGCATCCCTATGAAAGTATTTCTCTTTGAGTGAGAAAAGACGGAGTGAAAGCGGAGCGAACAGGCTTCTAACTCCCCGGTTTGATTCCCGCCCGCTCCTACCCAGGGGTACTGATAAGGGTTTCCCATCATTTCAGGATTTTTGATGGACTGCAACCGGCTCGTGGCGTTTGTGTGGTCTTCGCATTGGCCGCACAGAGAACCCCTGCGGATCGATTCGAGGGAGTTCATTCGCAGGGGGGAAAGTTTACAAGGAGATTTACCTATGATCCTGATCGTCCTTCTGATTTTCTTGCTGCTCGGAGCCGTCCCGCACTGGGGCTACAACCGCGATTGGGGATACGGGCCGTCGGGGTTCGTGGGGGTGATCCTGATCATCCTTCTGGTCCTCTTCCTGATGGGCCGCCTCTGACACTCGAACCAGCCCATTACCGCAAACGCGGGCGCCAAATCTGGATCGTCCAGAGAATGGATCATCTCGATAAGTGGCAGGACATCGACAAACAGTTCTGGGTCAACGAAAAGCTGGCCTATTTCTTTGCCGAGAATCTGCGGCGGGATGAACACTTGAACCGTCGCTATCGGATACACAAATTCATGGAGTGTGAAGCATGAAAAACATCAGTGACGTCATCGCGGCCAAGCAAGCAGAGATGGAATTTTTGCGCCGAGATATTTTCATACTCAGGGAAGCGCAGAAGATGATCGAGGAACCGACGGACGCCGCGCAGTTAGAGAAAGCCAAAGCGGAGTTTGTGTCGCAGGTGGATAAAGCCGTTTCAGTTTTGCCGCACACGGTTGGCAATATTGGCAATTCGCCGACGCCGGCGTCTCCTTCGCCGGCAAAAGAACCGGGTTACGAAACGGTGGGAAAGAAAATGTCGAGGTGGCCATAAGATGTTGAATACCGTACTTCTGTTTGTCTTAATCGCGGCCCTTGTGATCTTCGGAAGGCTGCACTTCGTCCGCCTGGCCGTGATCCACGCGCTCACGAATTCTGGGATGGGCTCGGCTTTACGCGCGACGGTCGTAGCTCTCCGCAGCGATCGCGAAGCCAAGCGCGAACTCGCACGGTTGATCGGGGGCAATGAGCAGGTTTCCGCCGCAGACTCCGCCGATCGGGCTCTCAAGGACGCGCAAGAACTGCTCGATCGGCACAATCGCGGACAACACCTGGCCGACAAGTCGAGTTCAGTGTCGGGATAAAGGATTTGCCGCGCTACTCGTAATTCTTGATGTACCAGAGGGCTACTTCGACGCGGTTGTGGAAGCCGAGGTTATCGTAGATCGAGAGCATCCTATCCTTGACGGTTCCTTCCGACAGACCGAGCTTTTTCGCGATTTCCGGATTCTTCAGTCCTTCGGTGACCAGAGCGATCACTTTCAGGTTGCGCTCGGTGAGTGTTAGCGCTGGTGGGTTCACGATAGGAAATTATAGCGAATGAAGATCGTTCTTGAAGCAGTCGAGGTCGGATTCGTCTTGCTCGTGGCTTTTGTTCTCTATCGGAAGTTCTCCTCCCGGAACGATAGGAGTAGCTTCACCCGAAAAGAGATCGATCAGCGCGCGCAAAAGCAGAGCGAGCATGAATCCAACGAACGAAGCTAGAAGCTAAAACCCCTTAATCCCATGCCAGTCCTTCCTCCAGTAAATCCTCTTGCCCTCTCCGCCACGGACTTCATCAAGTCCGCATTGCGGTTGGTGGGCGCTTTGCGCTCCGGCCTGAACGTAACTGCGGATGAGTTGCGGGACTGCCAGCTTGTCCTGAACTCCATGCTCGATGCGTTCTCGATCGAGCGCACGCAGATTTCTGCCGTCAGCGTGATCACAACGGACACGGCGCAAGTGCCGCTGGCGCTCGTGGCCAATCAGCAATCTTACAAACTGGGCAATGTGCTTGGGACAGAAGATTTCCTTCTGCCGCGCCCCTCGCGTCTGGAGCGGGTTTCGATCAAGTACTCCGCTTCGCAATCGACCCCGGTCGAGTTGCCGATGGAGATGCTCAATAGCCAGCAGTGGCAAGGCATCACGAATAAATCGACACCTTCCCTTCTGCCGCAGGTCTGCTTCGTCGATCACTCAGAGACCGTATACCCGGACATGGTTCTGTACTTCTGGCCGATCCCCACGCAGGCGAATCCGGTGGTTCTCTACCTGTGGCAACTACTCACGCAGTTCTCTAGCCTCACGGCGCAGTTTCTTTTTCCTCCGGGATATCCGGAGATGCTGCGCTATCAACTCGCGGTGCGGCTCGCGGCTGAGTTCCCCTGCGATCTGCAGAAATTCCAGATCGTGCAGAAGCTCGCGGCCGAGGCGAAGGAAAGAATCTCCGGGCTCAACGTGGAAGCGGCGATCGCCGTCTGCGATGAGGCCATCGTGGGAAGCTACGGAAAGATGGGGAACATTTTTACGGGGACTGCGAACAGGTCACTCAGATACTAAGAGTGTCATAAGCCAGTTTTGCATTAAGAGCGCATATGATTCGGTTCGTAAGGAAGCCATCGCGCAGGGAATCTTGCTTGGCGAGAATGATGTCCTTCGGAAAGCTCCACACTCGATTGAACGGGATCGCCTGCTCCAGCGCAATGCCCGAAACGCCCATGCCCAATAACTCGAAAAATCGACGCCGATTCATGGAGCGATTCTAACTCATGCGATTTGGCTTCGTCGGACCCGCGTATCTTTCGGCCAGTCCCTTGGCCGCGGCGGAGCAGCTCATCAACTGGCGTCCGCAAAAGGTGGAATCCCCGAATGCACGCACGGCTTATCTGTTACTGCCGAGTTCGGGATTGAGTCTCTTCGCTACCCTTGCCGCCGGATTGCCCTCGGTGCGCGGAGAGTGGACGGGGAACGGACGGGCATTTTGCGTGGCGGGGACGCATCTCTACGAACTGAATGCTTTGGGCGGAGTCACCGACTACGGCGGGACAGGCACGGC